CCAAAATCGGAAAGTAATAGCAATAACTACGAGATCAATTATCTCTCACGCCACTAGATTCCGAGAACGAGGAAGTGCGGGTTGCCCCGACTGTACTTCTATCGTTCCACCCGTTGTAGGTGTTACGGAATCATCCCATGGTAGAATGGACTCCAATCTGTATTCTTGTATCGATCTCATCCTCCGAGCTAGTGCCCAATTCGGGTACATTCGTGAGGATGGTGAAGTATTCGGTTATACAGATCAATGGTGTGGTCTATTGGAAAAGATGGAGCAAGGACCCAATGCGTGGATCCGACTGGTTAAGCATAAGATTGCTTCCTTTTATGCTGCAGCTCAAGGAGCGGTGGGGGACAAGCAGAAGATGCCTGTTCCGCCAAAGGGACTCGAAGATGATAAACCATTGTTTCTTCTTGGTCACCGATGGTGTCGTTGGTTTGGTTTATTCCGACGATCTAAGTCACCGCATTATCAGGAATTTTTAGTAACAATCCTCCAGGGAGTGAAGAAGGGATGCCCGAGGGCGTCGGAGTCAGGGTTAAAGGAAGCTTGTCGCGACACTGTTGCGATGCTTTCTGGCCCAGTTCCGAAGCCTCCGGTCGTTATGAGCATACGCTCTAAACATCCGTCACTTCCTGTCCAAGCTATTGATATATTGAAGGATTGTCGTCGCACCGTTCGAGAACTCTTTAGTGGTAAGTTTATCACCCCAGACTCTCTCGTATGCGGCCTCCCATCGACATCGTCTACGTATTTTCATAGTCGTAGTCAATATGGGGCCGTATCCGAAGTAGCCAGACATCTTAAAGATAAGTTAGGTGACGGGACCTTGGTCCCGAGTTGGGATCCGCAGCTTGAGCGAATCTTCGACCTTGGTGAGTTGCGACGTTTTGAAAAAGGACTTCCTGATGATTGGACACAGGACGATGGCTCAAACGAGATCGTGCCTTCTGTGTCTGTTAACTCCAAACATATGGAGTCGTTCCAGCAATTTCGTATGATAGCTGCCGAACAACTGCTTAATGATGCCTTTGAGGAGCTACCGCTCGTGAAGCCGGTGGCTCTTCCTGAGGCTCTTAAGGTTCGTGTTATAACGAAAGGTCCTGCCCTTATGGGCTATGTTTTGGCTCCCCTACAAAAATTCATGCATGATACCTTGCGTAGGCATCCGGCATTTGAACTTATTGGTACTCCTGTTACAGCAGATTTGCTGAAGCGGAGATTGGGAAGGTTGCCTAAGGACTATCGTTGGCTATCCGGCGATTACAAGGACGCGACTAATGGTCTCTTATCTATTGTTTCCGAAACAATTTGTGATGAGATCTGTCGTCAGTCCATTTACCCCAGTGATTTAAGTGCGAATCAAAAAGTAAAATTAAGCATTTTATTCAAGAGAGCGCTTACTGGCCACTATATCGAAGACGAGGAGGGAAACCTCTTAGCTCAGACGAATGGTCAGTTGATGGGGAGTATAGTGAGTTTTCCTATACTTTGTATCGCAAATGCAGCACTTTGTCGACGTGTCATTGAGGAGGATACGGGAAGGCGTCACAGCCTAGCCCAATGCCCTCTATTGATTAATGGCGACGACTGTGTATTCCCTGCTAAGGGGGAAGGTGCTGTTATGTGGGAACGACTCTGTCATGCCTACAATATGAAGCCCAGTATCGGTAAGACGTACTGGTCGGAGAAGTTTTTGAATATCAATTCCACAACTTTTGAAACTGTGCATTGGGATGAAGATCCTAACGTGCCAGAGTTCCTAAGGTCATGGTACTTCTTCGAAGTTAAGTATATTAACTATGGTCTCGTGCTTCATATGAAACGCTCGGGCGGTACTATGGGTACTGAAAGTGTTTTTGACAAGTTTTGTAATTTTGGCCAAAATTCCGGAGAGTTGCTGCGTACCTTACCTGACTTCTGTAAGGAGTCGGTTTACGCGGATTACATCCGTAATTTCGGTCAGATTGCTAAGACTTGCAACATCAAGGTGCCCTGGTACGTACCCCAACATTATGGAGGTGTAGGTATTAGACCGTTTGGAAAGCGTCAGTTCGGTGAGAAGCAGGAGCGAGGACCGAGCTTAAAGGATAGGCGAGTCTGTTCTTTGTTGAAAAAGGACGGAATCGTTTTCCCCTCGTTTACTCGTGATCAGAAATGGTCTATACATAAATCAGTATCTGATATGTTTAAGGCCTCTGCTTCAACAGATGACTCTACCGAATACGATAAGTATTATGGTGTTGCAGTTGCATCTGTGTTTTACCGTGCAGTACTGACGGATAATTATGAGCTGCTTTATGCAGATGGAAAGCAGCACAATACTGTAAAATTGCTGCGACGGGCCGAGAAAATTTGGTCGAAGTCTTTGCCTAAGACTGACACTCGAGAGATAGACCCGTGGGAGGAAGTCCCTAAATCTTTTCCATATTTTCACACTCTTTGTGTGGAGTCCGTTTAGCCTGATTGGCTAATACCCTTTTAAGGGTCCCCCAGTTTCGTTAAGTAACGTTCTGTGTTCGCTCTATTTTATTTAGTATGCAATCGTAATGTTCGACCAGACGCCGGATCTATTTCCGTTCTTGTCTGCCGTTAGTATGGTTGCATGCCTCTCGTATGTCGGGAGTCAAATATTAGGGACAATCCTGAGAGTTGATTTGTTCGAGCGGCCGCCCACCTGAGCCAGCGCAATTGAGGTGCTATCATGCACCATGCTGGCCACTGGGTGTTCGAAGACGTTACGTACCCTCCTGAAAATCTCGAAGGGAGTCTGGGGATGGCGTATGGTAAGCTGTATTGCTTATCTAAGAGGATGTTGAGAGGAAGTGACCGGAGTCTGCATTGTTAGTTATAATCAATGAGTCCGGCTTCCGCTAGACAATGAACGACGACAAGGTAAGTCGTAAGCTCCATATGTGTGGGTAGGGGTAAGTAGGAAAGTATCCTGTCTACCTCCCGTCGGGTGGCTCTTCAAATAAATTCGGGACGCTCGTCCCATGAAGATCCATATCTGTCGCTGCAAGATGCCAGGGATTAAGTTCCCAGAACACTCTTGCCTTGATAGTAATTCCCGGCCGGTGAGTAGGTGGGCGAAAGCCCCTATAAACCTCTGCTCCCACGTGTGTATCCTCGAAGAGTTTGGACGCCTATTGCGTGTTGCACTTCCTGGTTTGTGGAGATATTCTTTCTTAATCGGTCTGCCCACCCCGGGGTGGACTTGATAAGGGGAGTATGTTAACCGACTTGTGTTATGCAACAACCATGATCGCTCAGTGATGAGCGGTTCGCACGTGTGTCTGAACTGATTTTGTAAGA